ATGGCGATGGACCAGGCCGAGCGCGACCGGCGCAGGTGCGAGAAGTCCGCGAAGCTGCAGGAAGAAGACCTGCGCTTGAAGGTTCGACCAGGGACTAAGCAGGCCCTAGAATGGGTCAGGCTGATATTCGGCCAGATTTTCATTCAGAGACGAGGCTATCTCCTTCGCCTTTTCAACGATGAATTTGACGCGAGTCTTGTAGGCCATTCTCGCTCCTTGACCCGGCCCCATGCCGATCCCCCGCAATACCCCATCCCAAACCACATTGCCACCATGCCGCATCCGGCCACGGAGGACGGCGCATGCATGGAGAAAGCCACGAGCTGCTACAACTGCGACTACGTTCGCCGCCACTACAATGTGCCGGCCGAGATCGAGCGCCGCGCAATTGCCAACGGCGAGCCTGGAGTGCTCATACGGCGAAATGGCCGAGAAGCTACCGCTGAAGGAATGGAAAGTCATCCCGCCCTGGTGCGACTGGTTCAACGTCGAACACTGGGTTGGCGACGACCACCACTGGGTGCAACAGGTATGGGGCGCGACGCGCTCGCAGGCGAAGTACCTGGCCTACCAAGAGTTGCAGGACAAGCAAGGCGATGTGTTACTTCAAAGCACGGCTTGCCTGCCCCTCGTCTGCTACCCGCCAGCACACTGGTATATCAGTCCTGATCTGTCAGCTCGCACACTCCATTCGCACCACCCTTGCCGGTGTACGACACATCGGGCGAGCCATCGGGCTTGATGGTGAGCGAGATAGTTACCCCGCTGCCTTTGGCCTCGAAATAGTTGTCGTTGAATTTCTTCAGCTTCGCCTCTTTGCCATTGATGTAGATCGGGCCGCCTTCATCGGCATGCACCTCAATGTTTCCTGGGCAAGTTGCATTCACCAGTGGGATGTCCGCATTGGCAATGCCGGCGACGGAAACCAGCAAAGCGCCCAACAGTAGCTGCTTCATCGAATCACCTGCTGCTTATCGACCAGGGACAGTCACCTGACGTAGAAGATGAATATTGATATCAATCTTCGTTATCCAAGGTAGTTGCTTATTCACCGCTCGCATCGCCAGGTAGGTCCTCGTTCTGTCCTTATCGAGCCGCCACTCTCCTCTCAGGATCTGTTGGACTAAGAACCTCGGAACTCCGTAGTAGCCACACGCGGGGCAATCAACTTCGACAAATACAGCAGCTGTAGACAGTGCCCTCGCCTTCTCACCGCAGATTAAGCATTCCATGCTTCACCCGTTGTTTGTGCCAAAAAATCTCAATTTTAGTCGCTTCTCAGCGAGGTATCCCCATGCCCACAGAAAACCGATCCAGCAATACCGAACAGATGGTCAGCGTGCCGTGTGAGCAACTGACCGAGTGGCGGGTCGCTCCTTCCCAGAGTTGGCCCAGGCCATCCGTGCATTACCGCTGCCGCAGTAGCTTTTGATGCAAAGAGTACATTTGTACTCCGCCCGCTTTAACCCCTCTCCCCTGTATTGAACAGCCGTGATATGGCGGCAAGGACGAAGTCATGTCTGAAGAAAAAGTGGTGATGTACGAATCCCCTGAAGCCACCAACATCCGGACCGTGACAGGTTGGGTCGATCCTTCCGGCCGATTCTGGGGTAACGATGAACACGCCGAAGCATCCGGCGCATTATCGTCGATGGCCAGCCAGAAGACCGGACCAAGACAAAGCACCACCGGGTTTATCCTGCTCAATGAGCGCGCGCTCCACGCCCGGCGCCCGGCCGATCTGCGTCGGATTGCTTCGAAGTCCGCGACTCCCACCAGCCCATTTGTATTCCAACCGGGCAAAGGCGGGATGTGGATCAGAGAGCCAAGTTTTACAATCAAGCACTTCAAGCTCGCGCTCAAGGCGCTGGGCATCCGTGAACGTCGGCAGTACGACACGCGCCACACCTACGCAACCATGTGCCTGATGGCTTGGATGAACCCCGCGTTCATCGCGAACCAGCTCGGCCATAGCGTCGAGATGTTGCTCTCTACTTACGCAAAATGGATCAGCTCCTCCTCGGATTGGAGGGAGCTGGAGAAGCTGCCGGCTAGCGTCTGATCGGCCCAGAATTGGCCCCGATCAGGCGACGGCACCTAAACACACCTCTGGAACCCCCGCAGGATAAGCACTTGATTTCTACCGCTAACATCCCCATGCGCTATCAAACAGGTGTTAGCGGGTTCCGGTGAGTAGGTTTTACTGGGCCAAACCCCTCGCGCCTACCCACTGAAACACACCTGCTGGTCCGTGAATTGGTCCGGCAGGATATTCCCCTCTTCCATGCCGTTTCGGCATATCATGGCGTCCTGTCGACCGAACACAATCCCTTCCTCCTGCAACTCGTCAGCTTTCTAACCTGCCTCCTTCACATCCCGGAAATGTCCACTACCGTATATTCCCTGCACCGTTCAAAACGCACAGGGAATAGCCATGATAGGGAAGCAAATTGCCATCTGGTCAGCGGTGGTATTAAGCCCGTGGGCACATGCTGCCCCCATTACAGCCCCGTCCGATCCTAATGCTGAGTATTCGATTATCAGCGTGACCGAGACCGATCCAGGCCTTCAGGTGATCACTCAGAGAACAGGCATCAGCGGGATCAGCTACTCGAAGCGGCAGTTCGATTGCGTCCAGCGCAGGGTACTGTTCTTGGGCGCCGGCTCTTCGGTGACGGACCTTGAAAACGCCAGCGGTGACGATGAGCCTACGCCCTTGTTCAAAGGATCCCTTGCCCGGGCCATATCGGATGTAGTGTGCAGAGACTTCGTCGCCGGAGCACGCTAGCGCCAGAGTCCCGAAAGGTTAGTTCCCCAGACTGCTCTGCCTCTCGTCAGCTCCGATGGTCAGAATACGCCCACCTCGATTACTGTACATCCAAACAGTATTCATAGGCGGAACCGTGATCATCGAAGACGACAGCTTCGCGCTGGGCATGCCCACGCCTGTTCAAATGTTGCGCCAGCATGCGCGCCTGGTCGAAGCCGAGTGTGAGCAGTTGCGGCATGAGCTCGATCGGGCCAGAGAGAACATCGAGAAGCTGGTGGCCATTCATCAGGCCCAAGCCGCTGAGATCACCAAGCTGAACGCCAGGATCGAGCACATGACCTGGGAGCTGTCCGACGCACTCGTGGAAAATACAGAGCTGAAGAATCGGCAGATCGGCGGGATTCCTCGCACCTACGGCGGCATGCCGCCGACGCCAGACGGCCGGAGATAAGTTGAAATTAGTGCAACGAGCGTGCAGGCCCGCCGAGCGACCGCAGTTGGTACTCGGTGACAGCCTGGTACAGCGACTCGGCCTCCAGACGCAGGCGTTCGACTTCCTCTGCCGGCTGGCCGGCGTCCTGGGCTGCTTGGTAGCGCCGCTGCGCATCGATAGCCTGCTGAATCAGCGGCTCGCCAGCCTCAATTGCTCCCCCCAGGGTCTTCTTCACGCTACTGCTCCGGATATTTGGTCAGAACATTATAGGCCAACGGCTATTCGGGCCTGGCCGAAGATCAGCCGAGTCAGCGACGACCACCGACAACTACTTTAGGCCAGCTAAGGAGCGCCAGGGATGCCCGTAGAAGCCCGGAAAAGTACAGAATCGGTAAAACTTGTGTTCCAGAAACAGTGAGCTAATGTCTGGATTATGTTGACCAACTCTCGGCAGGGAGACATGGATGATTCGCTACCTATCGAAGGTTTTACTTATAGCTGCCATTGCATTTTCTGCTAAAGCCAGCGAAACAGAAAACCGTGTTGACAACGTATTTAATGTTGGATCCGAAATCCCTATAGAGCTCAGGTATTTCACACAGCTCATGGGCGGAAATTCACTTGCGGACGCTAAGAACAGGTTCAACTGTTTGAGAAAAACGAATCCTGACATCCCTGCCGCCATCGTCGCCTACCCTACCCCCCCCCTGAAGATCATGCAGTCTTCATCCATCGCAGGCATGCGTCAAACATTTCCATACTCGGTTGTCGTTGCTAGCTACGCTACGGAAATCGAAGCCCACGAATCTCTATACTGGGCAAGAAAGAGCATTGATTTCAAGCCTCTTTTTAAATGCCTTGGCTTCGACAAAACAGGCGATCCAACCATACTCGAAGGCCAATTCTATGTGTATGAATTACGCGTCGCAAAACAGAAGTGGCCACAACTGATCGCGAGAGCACCTCTACCGAGCTTTGATGGCATAGGTTATGCTAGGACCCAGTACGCAGGCGTCAGCCAGGACTTTATAGCGCTTATCAAAAGGAAGATTTATACCAATATTGAAATGGTGAAGGCCGAACTTGCGGCCATCCGTAACTTGTATCCTGAAGTGAGTTTTGCAGCCATCAAACAAGGCGAGTACTACTACCTCACGGTAGCGTCAAACGTGGAGAAGTCAACGCTTGACGAGGCCATCCTGCAGATGCGCAGACGTGGACTGTACGAATATACCTACCTTGCCAGCATTTCAAGTGAAGTGGAGGTCAGTAGAGTTCAGCAACCACCGCGTATTGTGGGCATCTTGAGCCAGGCATCCGACTTTGATGCGAAACCTCAATTAGGGACGGTGAAGTCGTCCCTGACAATTTCAGTTCTCGATATGCAGGACTTGGTAGCGCCAGTACAGGAACGGGTGAAGTCATGCTTCGACAAAGTTAAAACCAAAGTTTCGTCAACCGGTGAGGACATTGAGCTGGGCCTTCCAATAGAGGAATTTGCCGCGTGCTCGGGTGTGGTGCTGGACAACAAAAGCATCACAAAATGCCTGTTGGACTCAAGCTGCACCGGGCTTCGCGTACCGTTGCATTTCAATATTCCTCCCTCGAAACTGGTTCGTGAATGCCTGACAGGAAATGTCGAGCTTTGCACTGGCACCTTTTTGGACCCGCTATTTCAAACGACGTTCAACAGGCTAAACGGGGTGCAATGTCTCGACAACGGAGCGTCGCCGGCCTGCCTGCAAGTCATGTCACTGCTGGACAAGTTGTGTGATGACCCCGCGAACTTGGACAGTTGCACTCTCTATCCGACTTTGATGAGCAGTATCCCCAGACGGTTCTTGGATGTGCTGAGCTGTGTGAGGGATGGACATTGTCAGAACCTCGTGCCTAGGCCGCCAAATATTGATGTGATGGTTAACGAGGAAATCGAGCGGATCAAGACGACGACAGAGGGTTTGGTACGCCCGGTCAAGGAAGGCTTGGCAATGCTGAGTAAAAACACCGATGAGCTCGTTACGGCATTCAAGGCATGTCAGGACCTCGCAGCATCCAAGGACAACAAGGAGCAAGCCAAGGCCTGCTTTGCCAGGTTATCCCTGACTCCGGACGAGCAAAATACACTCAGTTGCTTCGCTGCTGGCGGCGAGCAAAGCAGAACCGATTGCTTTCTCAAGGATGATCGGCTCAAGGAAGTCGTGGAACAGGCAAACTGCTTGAAAGCTGCAGGTGCGGATCTGACGGAAATGGCCAAATGCAGTGGCGACGGAGACCTGGCCAAGATCGAGGAAAAATACAAGTGCGCAACCGGCGAGCAAAGTGCATTGAAGGCCGTGCTCAAATGCAATGACACCCTGCCTCCGGAGATGACCACAGCGATCAAATGCATCGAGTCCAGCAATAGTGTGGAAGACAAAGTGCTGGCTTGTCTTCCCGAACAAAGTGAGGGCGTGAAGACGGCGCGCTGCATTGCAACCTCAAAAAGTGATGCGCAGCGTCTGGCCTGTTTGAACGATAGCATCCCGATGGACCCTACCGCCAAGAAATCCCTGGCCTGCGTTATTGCGGCAAATGGTGACACCCAGGCGACAGCGAAGTGCGCCATCGGTGAAATCATCCCTGGTGACCTTGGTAAGGCATTGTCCTGTGGTACGACCTCGACAGGAGCGGTCGATTTTGCGCTTTGCGTCGCGGGGCCACAGATGAATGCCGAGCTTCGCATGGCTGCCGAATGCGCTGCATCCTCGGGCGGAGAGCCGATTTCGTTTGCAAGTTGTACGGCGGGGCGCCTCACTGTTGCAGAATTGACCAAGTGCATGAGTGGACAGATTGGTCAGGAAGGCGGCTGTTTCGGGCCGAACAATACAATCGTAAAAACGTTGAACAATGCGATTCACGATCTAACCCACGGCCTGGGCGATGGCAACGACCTGGTCAAGGGCTATCAAGAGCTGCAAGAAATTGGCAACAAGCTAGTCGTGCGGCTGGTTGATCTTGGACGTACCGTCGGCCGGGTACTCGACGACATCGTGAATGAAGCCAAGCGCGGGGATGTGGGTAGAACCCTGTGTAACTGGTTTGGTTGCTGATGACAGCATGAACACCAGCTGACCCAATATGCGAGGTATTTCCATGAAGTTTGCACATGCGTTTCTGTTGATGCCCCTGCTCTCTTCGACCGCGGCTGTGGGCTTGACCTTTGATGTGCTGAATGCGCCGCCGGCTCAATCGACCTCTTCGACCTGTCAGTCATATTCGATGGCCGTCGGTGTGTCTCTTCTATCGCTCAGCCCTTTCCTGATCGACTCCGAAGCTACCATGAAGGAAAGCGAAACCAGGATAAGGGCGGTGCTGAAAACGACGTGCCCGTCGTGCACTGAGTTCAATCGTGATCACTGGAAAATGGCGCTCGAAGCCTACAGCAGTAATAAGCTGACCCTCGGCAGTAAAGCGTTCTCCAATGTGCCCCTGCTTTACGAATACCTCTACCAAAATGCCGTGATCACAAAGAAAACTCCGCTCGACCCTGCTTTGCAAGTTTCCATATCAAAGCCCTCGACCGGCTTTTTCCTGTCGGTGACTGAACTCGACGGAAAAATCTATCCTAGCGGACACGTTGTTACCGTCCTGGGGGTTGATGCTCCCAAGACTAGCGACCCTAGTTACCGTCCTGCGCTGCTCATTCTCAACAGTGGGAACAAGAATGTCCCGGACCAGCCTGTCAGCGACACCCAATGTATCGCCTGGCCCGACAACGGAAAGCCGAAATATGTAGGCTCACTGACATGGATTTCAAACTACACGATCAAACACAATCGCCTGGATTGGGTTATCAAGAAGTAATGATTGCCCAATGCTTAAGAAGGTGCGTCGCTAAGTTGCAATCGCTACCGCCCCGATCAAAAAAGCAGGCTTGCCAGAGTTCCGAGAAACGTACAAGGATCCGCCTCATGGAAACCCTCATGTCAAGCACTCGCATAGAGCCGCGATTGCTTGCGCTCATCAATGATTCAGACGTTCTGAGCAGTTGCTCAGCCTCGGTACGTGGTACGTGCTAGGGAATTTGCAGGGATTGTCTTGGCTTACCAGTGAGCGCAATGATGTCCAGCAGACGGGCAACCTTGCTATCGAACGGGGCGCTACCAGATATGTCCGGTCGCTAGGAGTCGTGCTCGGCTATGTCCGCTTTGGGTCGAAAGCATCCGACGGGGCTTGCTGTTTTCCAGCTCACCGCCCGACCTCTCGAACGTAGGCCTGGCACGCCCGCAGGGCAATCAATCCTTGGTCACCGGCATCGGTGATGGCGACAATTCGTTGAGCAGCCGATGGGTCAAGTTCGCCTCGCGCGGTGCCATGAACCACGCCCCCGGGGCTGGAGGTGGCTGGCACCCCACTTCCACCACCCGGGGCGGCGAGAAGGACTGACAGCCGGAGATCAGAAGTAGCGAGGCGATCGCGCAGGCGAGCCTGGTTTGCTTGAGCATTGGTCAGCTCCTGGAGGTGGGTTTTATCGTTGGCCTGCAGCTGATCTTCAAGGGCGCGGCGCCGGGCCTGCTCTGCGCCCTGCCAGTCGATCACCGCCACAGCGGCCGCCTCTCTCTCTCGCTGGAACGCATTGGCCTGTTTCTCGCTTTTGGCCTGCCACTCGGCATCCATGGTCGAGCGCCCGTGCTCGTATGTGCCCCAGAACGCCCAGGCCACCAGCGCCAGCGATACCGCCGCGCCGGCCGTGCGCACGCTGATCATGCAGCCTCCAAGAACAGCGCCTGCTCGGCCTCCCGGCGGCGCACCAGACCGGTCAGGACCTTGCCCCCAGCTTTGTTCCAGCGCGGGAATTGCTCGGCAGCACCGGCATAGTCGCCACGGTTCAGCAGGCGCAGCAGGGTCGACGACTCGAGGTTGGCCGAGCCCAGGTTGTAGGTGAAGCTGATCAGGGCGTCATGCTGGTTGACGTTGAGCGGCACCTTTACCAAGCGCTCCATCTCCGCCTCGAAGCGCTGTACGTCATTGGCCAGCATGCGCTCGGCCTGTTCCTTGGTGATCGACATTCCAGGCTTGATGCCGCGAGTGGTGCCATAGCCGATGGTCCACACGCCGACGGCGTCCTGGTAGGACTGCAGACGCAGACCCTCGAAGGATTTGATGAGGCTCAGGCCTCGTTGCGATGTGCGCATTCACTTTCTCCAGGCAAAAATAAACCCGCTCGAGGGCGGGTGCGTTGGCTGCGATTGGTGTCAGGCCGGCGGCGCTGGCCAGTCGATCGTGTCGGGGTATTCCAGCTGATCCGGCACACGTATCAGCGCGATGCGGTATTTCTTCCAGGCCTTCAGCTGTGCCGTTTCTGTCTCAGTGGCCTCATCGAGATCCACGGCATCCTGTAACGGCTCTATCGCCGCATCTGCAACAGCGCGGCGGGCAGCGGTCTCTGCCACGATCTCGCTCAAATGGCGTACGACCGCAGCGCGATCCTTCATTTCCTGCGTGACCACCTGTGACCAGTCGATCACACCCTGCCCGACCGCAGCCGCTGGCTCGCCTACGCCCGTCGGCAGCAGAACAGGGCCATCAGCGGGATTGATGATGTCGCTCGGGAAGCGCACATGCTCTGGCGCATCATCGGGGTGCGGTAGCAGCAGCGTGATCTGCAGTGCGCCGTCGATCCGTTCGACCGGACCGATCACCCATTCACAGGCTACGGCCGCCACCGGCAGGGTTGCGCCATCCGGCAGCGGGCCGAAGTCGAATGACTTCAGCTCAACCACGTTCATTTCGCCACCATCTTGTGCGTCTCGGCATGGGCATGCCCCTGCAGAAGCGCAACGATCATGCCCTGCGGAAGCCCAGCAGACTTAGACTCGGCGATAGCCTTGATAAGGCTCGCGTCCAGACCATTGATTGCCGCTACCACATCAGGCGGTAAAGGTAGGGCGTGATGCAGGCGGGTTACGTTGCTCATGGGGCCTCCTCGCACTCAGCTTGCATACCTTCCGTCGAATCGTTCCGACCTTCGTGGCAGCTATCCAAATGAGTGACTAATAGTTAAATCTCTGCCTGGGGAGGCACAAAAAATGCAACCAAGATTCGTTATCGTTCCAGCAGTTCCAATAGCAACGGAGTCGTTTCAATCGGGTGGCCGCTTTTACGCCACTACTCTGTCGGGCGGCTTTGATATTTACGACAACCAGGAAAAGATGCGGCTCAAGCCAAGCTATGTAAACAAGGGCCTGGCAGGTGCGGCATGCGCAAAGATGAACATGGAATCGCGCAATCCCACTGAGCTATTTCCCCTGTTGCGAACGGACTGATCCACGAAAAGACGCGCACACAAATTGTGGGGCGGACTACAGCGTGTCCGCCTTGCGGCTCATGAACCGGTCAGAGTACTCGCGCAGCTTCTCCACCCCGATGAAGCCAACCATGCAGCCAGCAAACACCGCCAGGTTGGTGGGCAGCGAGAAGTACTCCAGCACCGGCATCAGGCTTGTGCCGATCAAGCCGCAGAGGATCCCTTCAAGGATAACCTTGCGGCGACCACCACCACCGTAGATAACGCGGCACATCGCAACGGCAGCTGCCGTTCCACCGGTGTACAGCTGGGGCTGGTGGGCAACCAACCAGGCCAACACTGCGGCCCAAAGGCCAGGATCTTTCTCAGGCATATGGGCCATTCCGGTTCCTCCCTTTCGGGGAGCGGTGAATAAAAAAGCCCGTTTAGGGCGGGCAGTGGCTCCGTGCTATGTTTAGGCGCTATCGCCGAGCTCTCCCGGCTTAGCGGCAGGTAAATCAACACCAACGACAACGAACATAGGACGTCTGGAGGTACATAAAGCAACACTCAGAGACCCATGCAGATATTTGTCTGCAAGAGCCTTAAAGGTCTCGACCTCATCCTCGAAACCCAAAAACAAACCATCCATGAACAGGCGCCCTCTTCGATCAAAGTTAACCGACCGCGCACTATAAGACATAGCTACACCCCTCTAAACAATAGATAAATCACGAAGGAGATGATAGTGAGCAATACAAAATCTAGAAAAAACATCCTAAGCACCACGACAATTCTGATTGAAACATCTGGATCTCGCGGAACCGGATTCATGTTCAACTTCATGATCAACAAGGACACTGGAGTCCCTCTACTAATTACCAACAAGCATGTATTAGCAGATGCAAGAAATCTGAAACTTCGCATTTCAACCTCATCCCCTGAAGACAACACCAAGAGAAGTGGGGTGGCTGAATATTTGATCTCAGGCGGCTTGGAACACATCATTATCCAGCACCCCGATCCAAATATAGACCTTGCAGCAATATGCATAGGGCCGATATTGAACGACATGACAAACAAAGGTCTCTTCGGCTATGGAAACATGTTCATGGAAACCGACATCATCACCACGGATGAACTTGAAAGCATTTCAATTGCAGACGATATCCTGATGGTGGGTTACCCCACCGGATTATCAGACTACAAGCACAACCTACCAATTGTAAGGCGAGGCATTATTGCTAGCGACCCGACCATTCCATTTGATGGCAAAGATCACTTCCTCATCGATTGCGCATGCTTCCCAGGTTCAAGCGGCAGCCCAGTTGTTACCAAAGAACAGTTTTTTTTCAGTGACACAACAGGAAGAATTATGGCTGGAAAAAAACGTAGCGCATTAATTGGAATACTTTGGGGCGGCCCAGTTCACAACTCCGAAGGAAAAATCGTTGTCCGTAGCATACCTACCGCCGCGACCCCAATCCCTCAAGTCCCGCAAATGATCAATCTGGGATTCGTAATCAGCGCAGCCCGAATTCTTGACTTGAAGACATACGTTCTGAATCAAAAGCAAATTGGAGGAATTGAATTTAGATTTTCTCACACATCAATTTGATACTAACTTTTAATTGGTAGTCCAGTGGCTGCTCAGATCCGGCTAAGTCACATGCCCGGCATCTCATGCTTTATCGACCTGAGGTGCAAGGCTTTGATCGACGCCGCTACCGACTTAGTGCAGCTGCTTACGCGCGTCATCTGCAGAAATGATAAAGCCCAGTATTCGAACTGGGCCTTATAGGTTGATTCATTCAGCGATTATCTGGATGAATCCATGCATTAAGGATCTCAGCCATCTCTTCGACTGAAAACTCGTAATCCCAGTGCCCTTTTCCAAGAGACTGGCTAGCATTAAGCATGCGACGGTATGCATCTGCCATCGGCATATGAGCGTTCAAGTCTCGCCCCCGGAAAGTGCTCCAGCGCTCGAGCTCTTCAATCATAATGCGCGCAATACTGTAGCCGTCGTAGTCGCTGCCATTACCATCAAAGCCCGGGAAGCGGACTCTCTCACCCATTTGGGACAATGTATTTAGAGTCGCTATGCCCTCTTGATTAAGCGCAGCGTGTGACTGCTCTAATCGCTCCCAAAGATCCAAAACGTCCGCAACAAACTTAACGTTCTCAGGAGGCTCGACGCTATCCTGAAAGAGGCCCGGATACTTCCAGCGCAACGCCCAAGTATTACCGCTACTAACCTTGTCCTGAATGAACTCGGGGTCAAGACCGTTTTCAATATCAAGCTCTTTGTGAATTTCCGTGAGCAAGGCGACGATCAATTTCTGCTCGTTCGTAAACTCCATCTACTCCACCTCCAAATGGACTGATGGCGGGATGCCATTCAGTCAATTGGTATCGTAACGGAACGAGGTACCCCAAAAACAGCAAAGCCCGACTCAATGGCCGGGCTTTCGAATGTCACTCCTAAACACGCGCAGGAATGACAGGATGGGTGAATATTCGGCGAACCGGCAGGCCCTGTCAAGGCCCTCTATGCAACATCTTGCTCATCGAAGAACACCCCCTCCTTGGTAAGGATCTCCCCAGCCTCAAGGAGCGCCTGATTCACCAGCGTATCCAACCCCTTGAATATCTTCCTGCGCCAGTCGCGCCTGGTGCGCTCCGGCGTCCCGTCGACGTCCCAGGTGTTCATGTCGTAGTTGTGGGCTGGCAGGATGATGACGCCTTCACATGGTGCCTCCTGACGCTGCTTGAGCTTGGCGTTGATAGCCTTCTGGGTTTTCGCCACAGCCGCCTTTCTCCAGGCCGGAGCATCATCATCCACCTCAAGCGATACTTTTTCCGCAGGCGCCCGCTCAGCGCCGCCCAGCTGCGGATATGCCCACGCTGTAACGGCCTTGGTCAGGAACAGGCGCGGGGCAGGCGAAGACACGTGCGATACGATCCGCCCGATAGCGCCGACCTTCGATGCCATGTGCGTTGAGTAGCAAGCGTTCAAGGCCATCCAGTGCTTAGGCTCCAGGCAAGAGTGGAGTCTGCCAAACACCCAGCAGTCGGAGAGAAAAGCCGCCTCTTTACCCACGATCTCGCCTTTGAGCTTGCTGGCCTGGATTTTTGGTGTGTAATCGCAGCCGCCGGCGCTATTGATCGTCTCGGATGCCAGTGCACGAATTACTGCGGAGATAACGTCGCGATAGATCATTGCCCACCCCCTGCCCGCTTGGATTTCCTCAAGATGAATTCTTCGTAGCTGCGCTTGCGGGCGACTGCGGCACCCCAGACAACCACGGCGCCGGATGCCACGAGCATCACGGCCAGAATGAAAAACGCCCATGGTGTGGTCATGCTGCAGCATCCTTCAGCTGTTTGATCTTTGCCCGGTACTCGGCCTTGATGGCTTTCAGGTCGTCGATGGTGTGCTTGCAGGCCTGATGAGGCCCTTCCAGCCAGGCCACCCGGTCGACGCCGATGCGCTGCACCAGCCGGATGCGGTACTCGACCGCATTACCGGACAGGTTGCGATTGCACTTCACGCATTGGCGGTGAACGTTGAGCGGCTCGAAGCGCAGCTCCGGGCAGGCGCCCACAGAGCGGTAGTGGCCAGCGTCCCAGCGGCTGCCGGTGATCAGGTCATAATCGCTGGGCAGCGAGTCGCAGCTGATGCACGGCTGACCGGCATCGCGCAGGCGGATGTAGGTGTTGAACTCGGCCTGGGCCTCGCGCATGTACGTGATCGTCGATATCTGCTTGCGGATGCTACAGCCCCCAGAGCTGTACCGGGCCCAGGGCTTCCCCGCTGACTACCGAATTGATGAGGGCGCCGACGGCAGGAAGTTCACCAAGACCGAGCAGGTGCACATGTGCGGCAACAGCGTCAGTCCGCCTCCGATGGCAGCCCTAGCTCAGGCCAATGATCCGTGGAGGAGGCAAAAGCAGGACGCCGTGGCCGCCTAGCCTCCCATCAGTACGGAGTGAATACGCACTTTAGACACTAACAGACGACCGGGGTACCAGTTCAACCTTGACGAAATCTTGAAGCATCGGGCCAACCGACTTTAGTATTGCTCTCAACTGCTGTCCGATGTGAAGATCCCAGTCATAAACAATGACTAATTTTAGGTTGAAGTCAGCAGGTGAAACAGCCGCCTTAACAATGCGAGCCTGGTTAATATATTTCACCAGCAGGTTTTTGAAACTTGATACAGACCGCAGATACTTCACCTCCAAACACTGCAACCCGGACTCTGTATAAGCAGCAGCATCGTATACAACTCCGGTCCCGCCCATTTTCACGTTAAGCTTTACATCAACACCAGAAAAGCGCTCATCAGAACTTATAAAATGCTGAGTAAGTTCAAATACTTCCTTCATTTGAAAAAGTTGCTTTTGTTTCTTAGCGTGCTCAATCAGATCCAAATCATTTTCAGTATCCGAAGCCGCGACAATAGTCGAAACATCCGACTCCTCAGCGACTTTGTTAATGGGATCTACGGCCTGTTCAGTCGCCGGACATGGCGCGGTGTCGTCGGCCTGCAAAACAGGAGCGTCGGCTGGATTAGCGTTGCCTTCAACACCAGATGCTATTTCAGCATTTTGATCGTCCTTCACTTGCAAATCATTCGAAGCCTGTGGAGTTTCGCCAGGGCGCTCCTGATTAGAACCAAACGTCTCAGTTGTCAGCCTCACAAAACTATCGAAGGGATTTAATGTCTGTAGAAACGACTCATCTTTATTATAATCTTTTGGCGCATAAAGCTTTCCATGATGATTAACAACCAGATAACAGAAAGCCCCTAGAATCAGCACAGGAAACAAAACTATGAACCAGATTATAATTATTCGCTCGCACGACACCAATGTATTTGCCGTACTACCTAACATCCAGTTAGCAAAACCATAAATAAGAGAAATAAAGAGCCCGATTATACCCAGTGGGTTTCGTGCGACATCGCCCAATTTCATGACATCCCTCCCTGACATTCAACTTCCAAGCTCACCACCCTCTAAAGCTGCGCTATCGAAACGACATCATCACAAATGCCAAAAGCCGAGGCAATGGGTTGCTGCATTTCATCAGCACCCCGAAAACCACAGGGCCTGTTCGAGAAAGCGACAGGCATCCGCATCATCAAGCAGTAACCCCTCTATTCACTGCCGCGATATGGCGGCCAAGGACGAAGTCATGCCTGCAAAACAGTATCCCCTGGAGGTGCAAAGCGTCGGTAGCGACACCTACATCGCGATGAGCAAGGGTCACCACGACCTTGAAGTGTTCATGGCCGCGGCTGTGAAGGAATGCCCGGGCTGGTTCCTGGGCGGCCCGCAGCACAAATGGTGCAAGACGATGCCGGATCGCTCCGGCGAGTTTGCATACCGGTACGTGTTCGTCGAGGAAGGCACCCCAGGCTCATGGCCGGCCACTTACTGCTGGGAGTTCGGCGAGGACTACAAGCGCTACAACGCCGAGGTGCAGCCATGACCCGCCTCGCCCTCTGCCTCCTGCTGCTGGCCACCGGCGCCAGCGCAACCGAGAACGTCATCGACGTGCAGCACGACAGCCAGCGCGGCGTCACCTGCTACCTGCTGAACGGGGTCGGCATCAGCTGCATCCCCAACAGCCAGCTGAGGGCCGGCAACGAGCGCCAGCTCTCCCCGCACGAACAAGACACCCCTACCCCTGCAAAGGCGCCAGTGCGCTGGAATGAAAAGAGGTATTCACTGTGATCGACAAAGAGAAGCTGAAGGCTCTGGCCGGAGATGCGGCGGGATTCACGGACATGAGCTTGCCGCCTGATGTCGTCCTGGCCTTGCTCGCGGAAATCGAACGGCTGCAGGGCCTTCAGCCTGTGCCCCCACCGCGCCCACCGGAAGGCGATGGCCTGCCCCGATACGGTCTTCGCTGGAATGGACCAAGCAGCCCACTGGCGGTACCGATGGAGGACGGTTACTGGACGCCCTGGCATCTGGCTGACCAGTTTAAGGCCGAGAATGGGGCATTGCGCAAGGATGCCGAGCGGTACCGTTGGCTGTGCGACAGGTTCGGCATCACCAAACTGCCGTGCGCCGTAGAGCGCATCCTCGGCGGAGAGGTATATGTCGCCGATGGCAAGGTCTCCATAGACGCCGCTGTCGACGCTGCAATGCAGGAAATCACGCCATGATCCTCCTACCCATCGCCGCCCCGCTCTACATGGCCTGGATGATCTGGAAGGGGCCAAGGCCCTGAGAAAAGGATAGAGCCGCCCAGCCAGGCTTACGTCGGTCTTGGACCCAGGACAACTGACTGTGCGAGCAAGAACATCATGTCGGCTGGCTTGATCAACGTCTGTAGGAAAATCCTGACTTACTCCCCCTACAACTCAAGCCAGCCGATATGCGCGGGCGAGGATCATGGCTTAGCCGAGGTTTTCAGGTAAGTCAGTGCATCGCTGAATCGCTGCGCTCGTTCCAGGCTACCGGTCCGGATTGAGCCAAGTTCTCTGCCGTCTTGTCCACGAATGACCACCGTGAAGCGGCTAGACCTGCCACGCTTTTGATAGATGGAGATATCGTCAATGGAATTCAGATAGATACGCCTGCTGGCGTCTTTGGTAACACTCCTGCTGCTGCCAGCAGCGATAGCGCCCGCGCCAAGAGGCGCAGCAGAAGCAAACCCCGTAGCCTCCGAAATCACGCCGTCGGACAAGATGATGATCTTGTCCGTGATCAAAACAGATTGCGGCCGGAATTTCTTTCCATAGTCCTCAAAAAACGCCTGCTCGACTAAATCGGCAGCCTGCTGACGATCACTGAATTGTGCAGCAGATGGTGCGTAGCTCAAGCGCTGGCTACCACAGCCTGCAAATAGAAAGCTCAGCAGGATAACTGCACACCATTTGATTCCATTCGACATGCGGCCCCCTGGCTTTGGAAATAGAAGCCGGAGATTACCCGCGACCAGATGAATTATCCATAGCCCAACCTGCCGCCGCTGGCGGCGTGGAGCCTATCCCATGGAAACCGAAACCAGCGGTGACGTCGACAAGGTCACCGAACAACGCATGGCTGAACTACTCGGCTGCACCAAACGAGCACTTGAAGGCCGGCGCCTGCGCGGCGTACTGCCCGAGGGCGTCTGGATGAAGCACCACGGCCGCATCATTTATAGCAAGAAGAGGTACGACGAATGGCTCGAAAACCAATGGATTTACCCCCAGGGATCGACATCAACCACGGATCGCTCCGCCTCCGTTTCATGTGGGAAGGTACTCGACGCACCGAAACCCTTCCCTACCCCACGACACCGAAAGGCCTCAAGGCTGCATCCCAGCTTCGCGATCAGGTAACAAGCCTCATCAAATACGGGTTACTGGACCAGGACAAATACGCGGAGTTGTTCCCAAACTCCGCCACCGTCGTCGGTGGGGTGCCGGTATTCGGTGAGTACGCTCAGCTGTGGCTGGATAGTCGCGAGATCGTCGACGGCACGCGCAATGGCTACAAGAGCGCGCTCAACCTTTACTGGATGCCGCACCTTGCGCTGGTCCGGATCGACCTGCTGTCAACGACGCGGATTCGCCAAATCGTCAGCACAACGAAATGGACCTCACCTTCGGTCAAGCGCAACGCACTGGTGAAGCTGTCGACCATCCTCAAGGCAGCCGTGGGTGACGGACTGATACTGCGCAACCCTGCAGAGTCGGTGCAGCTGCCCAAGCGAAGCAGAAAAGAGATCGAACCTTTCACCCTGGACGAGGCAAACCGCGTCGTCGCGAGGATGTACGCGGGAAAGCACTGGCCCAGCTCGATCTATGCCGCGTTCTACGAGTTCGTATTTTTCACTGGAATGAGGTTATCCGAAGCGCTGGCCCTTCGTTGGGACGCGGTGGATCTTGAGAAGCGAACGGCGCATGTGAAGCGCACCGTTGCATTAGGAAAGGTGGTGGAACGCACCAAGACAGGAAAGGATCGTTTCGTACTGCTGAATGAACGCGCGCTGCACGCGCTGGAGTTTGCCAGGCAGTACGCAGAGCGGCGCAAGCTGGGCAAAGGAAAGGTGACTGAGACGCCGTACATCTTCCCTCCGTCGAAAAACGCAGAATTCGTGCAGCAAACGTCCGATCTGCATCACCAATGGCGGCCAATCCTCAAGGAATTGGGGATCGGCTACCGGCGGCCATACAACTGCCGTCACACCTATGCGACAATATGCTTAATGTCTGGCCTCAACCCCGCATTTATCGCCCAACAGCTCGGGCATAGCGTGCAGATGCTCTTATCGACTTATGCACGTTGGATCAACTCGACCTCGGATTGGCAGGAGCTTGAAAAGCTCCAGATTGGTCTCAAATTGGTCTCAGGCTGTGAAAGCGTCACATAA